TTTAAACTCACGTACACCAGATCGGAATCGAATATAAGATGTCTTTTTCTTCTTGCGTTTTCCGACAGTTGTGATATAATACTCTGGCTTAATGTTAGGTATCCAGAATGATCCGATAACCTCACCATTCTCATCTGTGACAAGAGGAGTGGTTCCATCGGGGTGTTCCGTCAAAGACGCTTGGGTAAATTTATTACCTACGTCGTCTGTACGATCTGCCCACTGAACAAAGGTGGCTTCTTGACGACACCATGCCGATACATCCTGACCATCAAAGAAGGGTGTGAACTTGGTACCAGGACGTAATCCTTTCGCATGGAAATATACTTTACGTGATCGAATCCATGGAATCAATGCCATGTCTACGACCTTGTTTCCTACACGAGTACGAAGAGTATCGTTACGTACTACACGACGAACGAAGCCTGTGCCGCCTCGAACAAGCCGTTGTGAAGAGTAAACGTCACCTTTGTCCAAGAATTTGTTGAGACGTGTACGTACAGCAAGTCCTGCGGCAGTAGCACGAGGGCTTGGATACTTCCAAAGATCTTCGTCGCTTCGACCTTTCCAGTTCCACTGCCAGTTGTTCCACAAGAACGCTTGCTTCACATCTAGCTTGCCAGAACCTTTGATGACCTTCTCGGCATCTGCTGAGGGATCTTTAAATTCGTCTGAAGAAGGTGATAGTTTAATAACACCGATGTTGTCTACATTGCCAAATGGATTGACTTGAATCGCACGAGAGGCAAGTGGTTGATCTTTCCATGTAACTTCGGTATAATCTAAGTAAACATTATCACCTTTCTTAAGAACGTTACTCGACAAGCTATTTTCAAACACTAATCGAATATTGTTCTCATCAAGTTTGGGACGAACCAGATTGTTCTCAGGATCAATAGATGCTGAGTAATCTTCGTTTTCTGTGTCCGCATTTGTCTGATCAACAAACTCGTCAACAAGCATACCTGCTTCAGGACGAGGTAATCCATCGCTGTCTAAAGACGGTGTGTGATACGCACGAAGTTCTGCGATGTTCAACTCAGTGTATTCTCGCAGATCTTCAATTTGATTTTCGAGTTTAGCGATGTCTGCCATCGTATAATGCTTGTGTTCGATAGCACGAATCTGTACATCTTCTTCGTCCGCTGTATTAGCATTCATAAGAATCTGATACAGTTCCATCGAGTTGTCAGGTGTCTTCTTGAGTTGTGGATCACGAGACTGTTGACCCATCAAAATTTGGAAGTCGCCTTCTTGAGTAACAATCAGTTTGTCTGCTCGTGGCAAATAGTAGTTCACATCGGCAGTGATTGAAGTGCCACGTCGAGGCAGATATAGAATGTTCGTGAATGAACTTCCATTCTTGTCTGGACGGAAATCGAGGTAGTTGCGAAGACTTACTTCTGTGCCATCTTGAAGTGTATGGGTAGGCACCTGAGAATAAGGCACATCATACGATGAGGGCGCATAGAAGTCACCAACACCTGTGTGGTTAAACTTCTTATAATCAACGTACAATGATCCTGCTACGTTGTCAACACTATCCTGTCCTGGTCTCAGAAGCAGTTTACTTGTGTCATAGAAATTGTCTCGTTGACCATCATCTAACACAAAACGCTCTGATACATCATATCCGTTCGCACTGTCTTTGATCGTTGTTACTTCATATACGTCAGGAACACCAAAGTCATAGGTGCCAGAAGAAACGACGGGGATGGTAGCGCCAGTAACGATTGTTGAAGTCTTTGAAGCAATAACAGGGGTTGTTATTTGCGCATAGTAAAGAATCTTGTAAGTAGCACCAGCAACTAGACCTGTGATTGTTCCGTTCGCTGTGCCTATTCCAGTTACAGTCGGTCCAACTACAGCGTCATATGCGCCAGATCGTTGAATGATCCATAGAGCATCGTCAGTATATGTCGAACCAGACAAAGGCTCAAGTGTTACTACACCACTTCCGTTTGCTGTTTTGGTTTGATACTCTTGGCGAACAAGAATAATGTCAGACAAAGACTCGGAACGTGGACGTGGTGTGGGGAACAACAAGTCGTTGTCAGTTGTTCCTAGCAGTTGCGCTGAAGATCCCGTGGTGTTCTTGATATAGAATCGTTCAGTTGTGTTTGTTCCAATCGATTGTGCTGTGCTAAAGTCAGCACCTTCGTTCATCTGAACATCAAACAAATAGAGTCGAAGTCCACCACCTGCGAAGTCCATACCACGAACACGACACTCACCAATCTTGGTTGTACCCGAAACAGAGTTGTAAATTTCCTGAACACCGTATGACAGATCAGGAATATTCTTTGCGTTATCTAATTCAACATAGTTTCCGTAGATGACAGGAATAGGCTCGTTGTTCACCAACTCAGTTGACTGTGAACGAGGTACAGTTAATTCAATTGGAGATGGATTTTCTACACGATAACCATTGACATAAGCTAAACCTGCTGATATAATAACACTAAGGTTTTCGGCATCTGCTGAGTCAAACTGTAAAGTAAAGGGTGAAACAATATAATCACCTGACTCTTCTTTAGTCCTCAATGCTAAAAGATCATTGATCTTATTATACCCGTCGTTAGTATCAATCTCTTCTACGATCTTTGAGTTCTCGATTCGAGCAATAAACACAAACGTGTCATCTGAAGTGGTGTCTGCTTGATTTGTTAGAACTAATCGTATACGATAACGATCGGCACCAGGTGATGCTGTATTTACAAGGCCACCCGCATTGTCATACAAAGCACTGGTATCGTTAACCGTTACTACTTCTTGTACTACTTTAAATCCTACTACAGCATCTACAGAATCTGCGTATGGTGAAAGAATCAATGATTGAGCGGCAGAATGAACGAAACGTCCCAATACGAAAAAGTCACCTTCTCCGACATCAAACCGAACACCTTTTCCAGTAACATTGGTAGCAGGGGAAACGGCTGTAGCCGGAACAGTTAACTCATATCCACCACCAAGCAAAGTATCAGAAGTTGAGAACGTTTTGTAATTTGATCCTGTTACTGAAGCTGTGTTCTCGCCACTATTGATGTATTGAACATACAAGGTGTCGGCAGTATATCCTGAAGAAACACTCAACGGTTGAACGTTAACGACTCGTGCCTGAACGCCCGCAGTGTTGGTCATGATGGTACCAATAGGAATATCCGCAAAGTCACCACCCGAAACAACCGTGTCTATTTGTACGAAATCAAATTCAGCATTGATAGACGTTCCACCCGAACTGACTGCCGCACCTTCTTTGAAGATGTTTCTTCCAAATCGACCCATCTCTTGATACAGAAGGGTTTGAAGTTGCGTCAACTCACGTGCTTGTAGTGCTCGTCCCGAATTAAATAATATCTGATGATAATTATCGTCCTGATTAAAATCATCACGGTATACACCGGAAAGAGTTGTAGAAGTGAAAGTAGTTGCCATGTTTTATCCTAACTGAATGACTATTCTAATATCTTCTGTCTGAGTATCTTCTCTTGTAATACCAGTGGTACTCGATCCAGAACCCAAAGCGTTTAGATTATTTATGTACAATATTTCACCCGAATACGTATCAAAATCAGGTGGATTTTCAGCAGTAAACACCGCCGATGTGTCGTCTGTAGATACAGTATTGTCTGTGGTGTTATCAAAGGCAACGAAGTTTGTTTCTTCGTCTTGATAATAATATAGTTTGCCTTCTACGGTATCGTGATAAACGACTTTACCCGCCGCTGTCTCACCACCGTTTTTAAAGATATCATCTTCTGCGAACTGTGATCCAGAAGTTGGAGCATTCACATCCAAACTTTTCAATGCGTTTCCTGTGTTAGCAGTGAAGTCCGAATCTGTTCCATATTTTTTCAAGTTGCGCAAAATGCCAACCTGATTGAAATCGTTTTGAGCAAGAATGGTATCGAACTCATCTCCAGCAAAATCTGACTGAAGCATGATCGAACCAGAACGAAGAGTCTTAACTGGATCGGCGTTCAATCCTTCCTTTGATATTACTGGTCGAAGAACAGCATCTCCAGTTGATACAATTGCCGAAGCATAGTCGTATCCAGAACCGTGTGCCCAAACAGTTGGGTCAGAAAAAGATCCATCTGAATCAATGCGAACTCGGGTGATTCTACCACCATTGATATCACATACAAATTTTGCGCCAGTACCGTTTCCTGTGATTGTAATTGTTGGAGCAACAGTATAACCTGTTCCTGCGCTATCAATCATTAGATTTATTATTTCACCTGCCACGGCACTATCTTGAAGAGACTGTTGCTGTCTTTCTTCAGGTATTGAAAGGAATTCTCCATTCGGATTTACTATTTTTTTGATTGGAATCCAATCATTAGTCTTATAAACGGATATCGCAAGATTACTTAATCTGTATAAGTAGCGCCATTTGTATCCATCCGAGGTCACGAATGTTTTTGCGCTTGAGTTCGCAAGACCTGAAGTTGGCTCAATTGTCGATGGTAATTGTGTGCCATCTGGTGTTACTGCGGGTTCAACACAAACAAAGACTTCGTCAAGGGAGTTAACAACATAGCAGTCTGTGTCTAAATCGTTATCGAATGGTTGAGGAAAAAACGAACTTGTTCCTGTCCATCGAATATTAGGTACAACAAAAGATGCGTTCGAAAGAGTCTTCACACTCATCAACGAATGTCGAAACTTTGATTCCTGATAAGGTGACGAAATGTCTTCGGTTAATGTAATAGATTCGGCCTGTGATAAACCGACATAATAACCGACACCATCGCTATCGAGATCTTGTTTGAAAAGATCCAACAATAATTTTTTGTAACTATCAGTAATACTAGAAGACATACTTTTATCTCTTATTCATCGATTCTTATTTATACGGTATCTGTAACGACAGCACGAGAAAGTGAAGCATCTGGATCAAAGGCAAGAACGTTACTTCGTCTAGCGTTGATCGTTGCCTGATTCGCAGGTAATGCCGTGATTCTTAAATACGTTCCTGAAATCAAGGTGCCTGTAAACGAACTCAATGTTATTTTCCCTTCTGCGGGAATGTATTCACCAATGTTGTCAAGGAGAGGCAAACCTGTAGAAACGTCTATGACTTCAATAACAGTCGAGTTCAGTTTGTTTCTAAGGAAACATACCTTCGAGCCAATATTAAAATTGTTGCTTCGTACAATGTACACATCGTCAGCAGGTGATGCGATCGCTGTAGGATAAACAATATCGTATGTTACGATGCCTGTGACAGGAACAAAACGATACTGCATCTTGATGTCTGCTCGTGATGACAGTACTGAAGGTTCAGAGTCATCAATTTCTGTCAATAAGTTCGATCGACGGAATGAGCGATCAAATCCACCCAAGTTTGTCGAGAAGTAATTAGCGACTGTCGTATTGACAAGAGATTCAATTGCCGTCTGAGAAAGACTGGTCAAATTTGGATTCCATTGGAATGTCACCGCAACTTCTAGATATGTCGTAATAGGATTTTCAAACTCCACATTAAAGGACGCCACTGACAAGTTTCTTGCCAACTCCGTAATGCCCGCTCGTGTCTCTGCTTGAACAACTGCGTCTTGTGTGTTATACACGATAGAGAGATACACCGAACCATACTTGGGTGGTATGTTATCTTCGCCACCCCACGCTTTAATATCTGAGATGCTGTTACCAAAGTTTCGCAAAGCGAGTGACGCATAGTCTTGCGCTGTCACCATTCTATTCTGTGTGGCGTACATGTATGGAGCATTCTTTCGAATAGACTCGATCGGCTCCTTTAAAGAACCTGAAGCTGAGATTGAAACAGTGACCACGTTCAGAGTAAGTTCGTCTCCTTCACCGTCTCGAATAACATCAAGAGGTGTGAACGTTCGAGCACCGTTTGCTTCGGGTCCTGCTACGGCATCATAGATAACTTCAATCTTGTTTCCTGCTGAAGGGAATTGTCCGAGTCTCGCTCCGTTTCCAAATGTGACTTCATACTGGCCATTTGGAGTTTCTTTCACCACAAAGATACGTGAATCTTTTGTTATGTTTACCGCATCATTGATGTTCGTATACACATCATAGAAAGCCGTTGATTGGTCTGCGTACACCCGAACCTGAACGGTATTTAAATCTAAATTGTCTGTGGGTATAACATAGGTTTCGTTCTCACCAACAGGTCCCGCAATGAACAGTTTCCTTTGCTGAACACCTTCGTGTATTACGATATTCTGATTCTCACCCAATCGGAAAAAATAACGGTTGGATCCATCGTTTGTCGCAATAAGAGTTCGTCGTGTTTTGAAAGTATAATTCTTTCCATTCACGATCGTGGCAAATCTGAATCCCGCAGGCAACGTCATTGTGGTAGGATTGAGTGGGTTGGTTACATATAGGTTCAAGGTTGCGCAAGAAGCACGACGTGATCCTACTGTGTAGCCCAAGGCACCCGCAAGGCTAACCAAAGAAGAGCGAAGTTGCGCAGTCGACAAGAAAGATTCGTTCAACGCAAAGTTGGCAAGGAGCGCATTGTAGTGTGTATTGTAGGCCAACACGTCTAACAGACTTGACAGACCACTTGCTTCGAAGTTATAATCAGCAAACTCAGGAGTCTGAGCAAGGTAAGATTTCAAGTTGTTCTTGATTGTATTGAAATCTAACTCTGTTGATTTTATCGTTGTTGCCATTTAATAACTCTCCTGTTAGTATGGACCATCGTCCACTACTATATAAATTCCTGCTTCGGTCAATATTGGTTCTAACAACTCGGTTGTTATTCTTGTGCCTGCATACGGCTCAAATATTGGCGCAGGATTGAATTCTGGTGTACAATCTCCTACGGAACCCAACACGAGTTTCAGTACGTCTGTGATGCCAGTGTTGACAACACGAAACTCAATTACAACATTGACACTGTTATAATCTGGTTGTGCTGATACCTCTAAGTCCAGAACCCTGACTCGTGGCTCGTATCGCTCAATCGTAGACTTTATACGAGAAATGATTTCATAGCCAGTGTTCTCATTAGCAAGTTCGAATAGCAAGCCCGAAAGATTGCCACCGAACTCAGGTCTATACGGTTTTTCAAATCGATTCGTAAGCAATAGTGTTTTCAATGCCTGCTTAACTGCCGCCGCATCTGTCTTTCGAAAGACATCGCCATCGGTAGTTATTCTAGCATCAAACGATAAGTCTAAGTCCGAGTACAGTCGTTCCTTCGCTACCCGAATGCTACTCGATAGATTACCGTCTTCGTTTGACTTTATTGCCATAATAGAACCATTTTTCTTTTATTTATATCAATCGTCTGGTAGAATTTCAAGCAATTCGTTTTTAGTCTGTAATTCACCATTGTATCTTGTTTCAACATCATAACGAAAGGACGCCTTATATGTCGCAGGAATCTCTGGTGTCTCTATTACAATCTGACAAGTCAACTCGCCACTAGGATCAAACGTATCATAATCGAGTGTCAACTTGTCATAGTTGATGTAATCTTTCCAATACACAGCAAGTTCAAATGTCTTGCGAGGATCAGTATTCCCATTTCGATCGATTAGTTGATAAACTACTGCTTGACCTTTTCTGCGTAATGATAATATGCCTGACGGCTTTTCACCAATATAGTTTGGATAACGAACGACCCAACCGATTGGTGCTTTACCGTATGTTCCACCTGGGATCTCACTCGCTCTAAACTTAGCGAAACCTTCATCGGGAGCGGGCTTCTCTGTTACTTCGAACTTAGGATTGGGTTCGTATACACCCTCACTTACAATAAGTCGATGTTGAGAATATTCTAAGTTTCCTGCTATCGATTGTAGAATCTGAGCATGAAGCGTAAGATTTCTGGCAAGTTGCTCACGATCAACCGATGCTGTGAAATCATCATTGTAAAGTTTTTCAAGTTGAGTTCGAGATCCTCTGGCCCCAAGAAACTTAGCCATGGTAATTCCTGGACCCAGTTTTGTCGCAGACGTAATCTCTTTACCTGTAGGATCATATTTAGGATCAATCAATATATTCATTTTCTATCTACCTTGAATCGCTTACTTCTGTTGTCTGCGGGATTGTTACCGAGCAGTTCAACACCAAATCGTATAGTACCCTTCTTGTTGGCTGATCGACCAATGTTCTGAGGTATCGTCTTCTTGAATTTAGAATTCAACAACCCATTGCTCACTAGATAACCTGTGAAGGTGCTGTTGTTCAAGTTATCTTCGCTACGCAGTTTAGATCGAATCTCGTGTATTGTTGGATCAAAGTTAAACAGTTCTTCGTACTCGTCCGACTTGAGAATCTTATCTTTGAGTTTTGAATCTACCGCAACGTTGCGCACACCATAAGAACTCGTTGACAACATTAGCTCAACGATTGGCGGTGCGGGCAATGGCGCACTTTGTGGTATCTGAGGATATGGCATCACACCTGGAGTTGGTTCGGGGGTGTCAACTGAAGTGCTCTTCTCTTTGTTTGCTATCAATGCTTTACCCGCACCCTTTGCGTATTCTGCGTTTGTGCTTTGCATAGCATAGTCGGCATGGAATGCTTCTGTAGCACGTCCAACAAGGGCACCGTAGAATGTTGAAGCATTCGTTTTCTCACCAGGACAACCACCATAGGTTTTGCCATAGTAGTCAAGTGCAGGTCCACCGATCACACCTTTGTGACCAATAATACCCAAGTGCCGTGCTGTGATACTTGCTGTAGGAGAAGCGGCCACCCATTCAGCAACTGCTGTTGTGATCAGTTTGGCACCCGATGTGATCTCAATGTCACCCTCAACGAAATGACTTTCTTTACCCTTCACAATAAAGTTCGCATCTTCGAGCACGGTTGTGGTAGCCATACCTACGACCTGCTCGCCTCTTGATCCACGAATCGTATAGTTTTGATCTCGGTTGACTACCTTTGTGTGTCTTCCTTTAATCTCTTCTGTTGTATCACCTGCGATCTTGACGTTATAATTACCGCCAACATCAAGATTAAAATCTCCATCAACACGTAAATTAAGATTGCCTTTGTAAACAAGATTGCCAACTCCTTCGACGATAACAGTCTCGTCGCCTGCGACTACCTCTACCTTTTGTCTTTGTGATGATATTAAAACACTACCATCGGCCCGTAACTCTACACCAGATCCCGTCCTGTGTCTAATCAAAATGCGTTCACCACCAGGAGTATCGTCGATTTCGATGACATGTCCCGATGGTGATTCACTTACCTGATTGTGTGGATATTCTGACGGTCTTTGTTCGGGTAGATCGAAGTCAACACCATACTCACTTCCACCAATGCTCAGATTGTTAACTTTGGCACCGACAGCGGCTTTATTGATACTGGTACCGAAGAAGTAGTCCCGTTTGGGATATTCACCAGTAGCGTCAGCAAATCCGTCTGCGGGTACACCTTCAGTTTCTTCTTGTCCCTCAGAAATGTATACCGAACGATTTTTAAAATTGTCTAAATTATTTGTCATTTGCCAAACCTTGTTCTTACATAATCGGGAACATCAAAACCAGGGTCAATGTTAGCTCCAGTATCGTCTATATCGCTGTGCCCCACAATCGTCATTCCTGGGTATATCTTGTACATGGATCGACAAAAATGATCAAACGTATTAATCTGACTACGAGTCAACGATTGGGACGACAGAAAGTTTTCTGAATTCGGTGTGCCTGTAGGTACATTTATACCGCCCACAAAGACAAGTCCTATCGTCTTTTCATTTGCTCCTTCGGCATGTTCTCCTTCGATATTCACTGGGCGTCCACGCTGAAGTGAACCATCTCTTCGTATTACATAGTGGTAACCAATACCATCCAAACCCATCTCTAAATGAAGCGCATTGATTTCTTCAGAACCAATGTTCTTATTGGTGTGGGTTTCAGTCCAGTGAACAATCACACGATCAACCTCACGGCTGATAGACTTGATCTCTGCTTCGAGTTCTTCGACCGAAGATACGTAGGGGAAGACTGGATCGCCAAGACCACCGATCCATA